CACGGACTACGCCTGCGGCGTCGACGACGAGGCGTTCGACATCGGCGAGGCCATCATCGACTGGGCCCTGGCCGAGTGTGAGCGCCGCGGCGCCCGGATCAAGAAGCTGCGCCAGTCCGGGGAGTGCCCGGACGGCATGCTGACCCCCGAGATCGCCGCCCGCCCGGGGTCCGGTCTGCACCCGGTGCTGATCCTGATCGACGAGCTGCACGAGCTGCTGCTCAACCGCAAGGGCGTGGCGGACAAGCTGGAGCGGGTGCTGCGCCGTGGCCGCGCCATGGGCATCATCTTCGTCCTGGCCACGCAGATCCCGGACGCCAACACCATCCCTACCGGCATCACGAAGATGGTCTCGGTGCGGGTCTGCATGTCGGTGGCGGACTGGCAGTCCAACGACCAGATCCTCGGCACCGGCGCGTACCGGCGGGGCCACACCGCGACGATGTTCCGGCCGGGCTACGACCAGGGTTGGGGCGTCATGCAGGGCCTGCGGCGCGACGGCGAGACCGGGCGGACGTACTTCCCGGACCCGGAGACCCGGGCGGCGATCGTCGAGCGGATGCGGGTGCTGCGCGGCGGCGTGGTCGGCGGCGAGACCGGCGAGCGGATCAAGGCGCGGGACATGCTGGCCGACGTCCGCGCGGTATGGCGCGCCGGCGAGGCGGGCGTGCCGTGGGGCGTCCTGGCTCAGCGCCTGGCCGAGCTCGCGCCGGAGACGTACGCCGGAATCACCGGCGACATGGTCCGGGAGTCGCTGAAGCGGTACGACGTGCCGACCGAGGACGTGAAGGTCAAGGCCGGCGGCGAGTGGACGAACGTCAAGGGGATGCGCCGCACGGCCCTGGAGACGGCGGAGGCCAAGCATGCGATCGAGGACTGACGTGTCGCGGCACCCCTACCCCCGCGGGACCGCGTTTCAGCCCGTTTCCGGGGGTCCGGGATTGTCGCCGCGACACGCGACATTGGACCGTTTCCGCAGGTCGGGCCGTGTCGCGGGCCATGTAGCGGCTCCGCGACAAGATCCGGTGCCGCGACACGGGAACGTACCGCGGTGAGCGGCTACGTGGTGGCCGCCGGCGCCGGCCTGCTGTGGCTCGCGGGCTACCTGATCGCCTGCCGGATCTGGCCGTACAAGGACTGCCGCAAGTGCGAGGGCGCGGGCCGGTTCCGGTCGCCGTCACGCAAGGCGTGGCGGCCGTGCCGCCGGTGCAAGGGCTCGGGTAGCCGGGTACGCACCGGGCGCCGGCTCCTGACGTGGCTGTCGAAAACCACCGGCAGCGCGGCGGTTTGACCGGCCCCGGCGCAGCGAAAGCCCCCCATCCGGAGCCCCGCAATGGGCCCCGGCGGCGGCGGCGACCTTTTGCCACCCGTTCGGGGGACAAAAAACCAGTTCAGAGCGCTTTCGTTGGCGGCTGCGGCGCCGTAGCGTGGTGGGTGTCAGGCGGGGCAGCGCGAGCGGCCCAAGCGCCCGATCCGGGTACGCGCCCCCGGGCTGACCAGGCGAACCAGGACGCGGAGCGTGGCCACAGCGAGCGAGAGTGTGGTGGGTTCCTCTGGAGACCCGGGGCTTACCGGCCCGAACCGGAGGCGGACCACCGGCCGTGCCGGTGGCGGGTTCCCGGGAGCCCGGCCCGGAGGCGGGCAGCGTCCCAGGAGGGCAGCGCCGGCGGTGTACCGGTGGAGAGCGCGTACTCCAGGAGCGGATCTGACCCTGACGCGGACACGACGAAAAGCCGCCCCACCCGAGCCCGAAGGCTTCGAGTGGGGCGGCTTTGTCGGTGGTGCGGGTTACGGTGTCGGGTTGGCTCAGATGCGCGCCGGAGCGTCCGTGCCCCAGTCGACCGCGGTGGCCGTCCTCGGCGAGACCGCCGGCGCGATCGTGATGCCGAGCGCCGACAGGACCGCGAACGCGATCAGCATGACGTCGTTGCCGTCCACCCCGCCGACGATGACCGTGGTGGCCACCTGCAGCCCGGCCAGCACCGCGCCGATCGCCGTCTTGGTCCAGGGCGCCGACGGCACCAGCGGCACGACGTAGGTCAGCAGCGCGGTGCACGCGGCGATGCCGATGGCGACGGCCTCGGACGGGTCGATGTGGTGGTCGCCGGAGAACAGCGGCACGGCAACGACGGCGACCGCGTACAGCGCGGCCACGACGAACTTCCCGTAGACCTGCATGTCGTACCTCCTAGGTACGTTCGAGGGATGGTGCGGCTACTTCGCGGCCGGGCCGTAGACCGCGACGAGGATCGCCACCCCGAGCGCCGCCAGCGGGATCAGGGCGGCCAGTGACGCCAGCGGCCACCGCGACCGCTCCAGCGACCGCAGCCGGGCCTCGTGGTCGTGCAGCTTGTCCGCCGCGCCGGCCAGCGGCCGCAGCTCCAACTCGTGCTCGGCGAGCACCTGCTGGTCGCGGTCCTGCTTGGCCAGGGCCGAGTCGACCCGGGTGGTCAGCGCGACCAGCTGGCGGTAGATGTCGGCGAGGGTGATGACGATGCCGCCGCCGTCCGGGGCGCTCATGACGCCAGGCGGTCGGCCAACTCCTGGGCGACCCGCTCGGCCAGCTCCGCCGGAATCGCCGCGGCGATCGCGGCCGGATCGAGGCCCTCGAGGACGCCGGCGACGATGGCCGCCTCGTCGGTGAAGTCCTTGCCGGTCAGCGCCGTCAGCAGCGCCTTGATCTGCATCACCTGCGTGCCGAGGTCCCTGACCGCGACCCACGCGGGCGACTTGTCGCCGGTGACCCCGTTAGGGATGCCCTGGTCCAGGGCGTCACGGCCGATGCGGCTGGTGATGCCGCCGTTGTCGGGCTGCACACCGCGGGCGAAGAACTTGGTCAGCGCGGTGGTGACATCCTGCTCACTCACGTCGTCGTCCTCCTCGAGGAGCCCCCACGGGCTGGTGTCGGCCTCCTGCGCGCTGGTGTAGCGGGCGGAGAAGTGCGCGTGTTCGGTGTGCGCGTTGCTGCCGGTGTACGGCCGGGCGGTCCAGCCCCAGGACCGCGACCAGATGCGCCGGTTGTAGAGGACGTTCTGCAGCCGGTCGTCGGCGCCGGAGCGGTGCCGGGTGACGATGATCTCGACGCACCGCTCCATCGACCAGCCGGGCTTGCGCAGGTTGTGGTCCGTGTCGATCGCGTGGACCTCGTTCTTCGAGTCCGCGTCCTCGGACGGCGTGCGGCCGGTCTCGTCGGGGTTGTGGTCAGAGGGGTTCGCCCCGTGTGAGGTGTCGCCGACGGAGCCATCGCTGGCCTTGTCGCGGTTCGGGGCCAGCCGGTTGAACTCGTCCCGGAGGGTGACCAGGCATGGCACCAGGGTCCAAGCTGCCATCGATGACGCTCCTCTGCCGGTCGTAGGCGTCCAAGGCCCGGTCGTAGTCGCCGCCGTCGCCCTCATCCGCACCGATGTCCCAGCCGTCACCGTCGGGCTCGTCGTGCAGTGGCGGCGTCACAGCGGCCTCAGGAACTTCCACGTGACGTGGGACGAGAACCGCGACGACACGTTGGTGTTGACCGCGCCGGACGAGTTCTGCAGCGCGAGGATCTCGATGTAGTCGGTGGTGCCGTTCATGGAGACGATCGTGGTGCCGGAGACGCCGGTCGCGACTGCGGCGCCGGGCGTCCGGGTGCCGGACGCGATGGTTCCCGAACCGTTCTTGCGGGCGCACACGTCCATGTCGGCCGGGGTCGTCTGCAGGGCGGAGTAATAGGTGAAGCTGAATTCGTAGTAGCCCTCGACGTTCGGCGTGATCCGGGTGTTGTTCGTGACGGTGTCGTGGAACCCGTGGGTGTCGATGTCCTCGGTGGTCCACGTCAGCGCCGTCAGCGTGTTGTCGGGGATCGACTGCGCGACCGTCTGAACCATGCGGCCGAGCGGCCTTTCGACGGTCGCTTCACGAATGTCGTTGATGTCGTCGGCGTACGTCTTGGCGCCAGGGCTGACCATTCGTGTCCCTCTCTACAGCGCCCAGCGGCCGGCGTCGGCCGCGTGGATCTCGTCGCCTACCTGCCACTCCGACACCACGCCGTTGACCGACCTGGTGACCGTGGCGGTCTGCGTGTACGGGCCCGACCCGGACGGGGCGCCCATCGCCGTGCAGGTGACGACCTCGCCCCGGATGCCCTGCCGGCTCACGACGAGGTCATAGGGCGTCTCGGTGGTCGACCAGACGTCGCCGGCCGCAGTCGTCGACAACGTCCAGGACGTGCCGGTCGTCGTCGGCGCGTTGCCCAGCGTCGTGGTTCGCGAGTCCCAGCGGGATTCGTCCGCGTCGTAGACGCCCACGTCGTGGGTGCCGGCCGGCACCGTCGTCGCGGTGATGTCCCACGTGTCGGTGGTCAGGGTCTCGTTGGTGCCCTGCGGCAGCATCGGCACCGGATCGGGCGGCAGCCAGGCCGGCAGCGAGTCGACGGTGAAGCGGCGGCCGATGTCGACGCGCACGGAGTCGGAGGTCGTGCCGGCGTCGCCGGTGAACGCTGAGTTGCCGAGGATGAAGGAAACCGACGGGTAGCGCAGCTCGTCGTAGGTGCCGATGTGCCGCAGCCACTCCGCCGCGGCGGCGAGACGCGCGTCGGTGTCGACGTTGACGTCGTAGGAGGCCTCGTAGCGGCCGACGCCGCCGGCGCCGGGCGGCAGGACCGACAGTGGGCCGGTCAGTTGCTCGGCCACCGCGCCGGTCGAGCTCCCCGGCCTGGTCGCGGTGATCGCGTTGCGGACCCGCTGGTCGTCGTCGGTCGGCTCGAACGGCGCCGCGATGTGGGTGCCGTAGTCGAACGTCGGGCCCTCGGCGTTGTAGAGCGCGGTCCGCGGCCAGTAGCCGTAGCCGAGCAGGTCGCGGGGCTCGTACAGGACGCCGAGGTCGGCGTCCTGGCATTCGGTGATCAGGTCGACGAAGGTGGCGATGCTCTGCGGGCCCATCGTGGCGGACAGGTCGTCGGGCACGTAGTGCACGCGCAGGTCGACGGACTCCTCGTCGCAGAGCCGCCGCAGTCGGGTCACGGCGGTCTCGCCCTGGTAGCCGTTCGACGATTCCGCGAACGCGTTGTCGGTGAACGGGAGCGTGTTGCGGCCGATGTAGACGTGCGCGATGGATGCGTCGACCAGGTAGGTCTGGCCGCTCAGGGACCAGCCGCGCGGCGAGCCGGGCGCCCCGGAGTACGTGGACGAGTTGCCGTAGAAGGTCGTGGACCCGATGGCGTGCCAGCCCAGCGAATAGGTGACCGTGCCGGCCGAGACGATCGTGTCGGCACGCATCGCGATCCACTGATTCGGCGACGCCTCCGACCCGAACAGGGTGGTGAGGTTGAGGACCAGGCTGCCCGTCGAGTCGTAGCCGTACAGGTTGTACGTGGCGGTCCCGACGATGAGCTGCCAGGTCGCGATCGTGCCTGACGACGTCCACCGGATCAGGTTGGTGTCGGCGCCGGGGACGGCGGGGAGCTTGAAGTAGAGCAGCACGGACCAGCCGGTTGCCGCGCTGGGCAGGGTGCGCTTCACCGACCCGAAGATCCGGCTCGTCGTGGCCTCGATCGTCGCCACCGGGCCGGCGCCGGGCAGGGAGTCGTCGGCGGCGAACGTGATGCTGGTGATCGTGGCCGGCTGGCCGCCGGACACCGACGACGCGGCGGTCGTCGCCTGCGCGTCGTCCTCGAACGTCCAGTAGCCGAGCGTCGTGTTGTTCTCGTCGTCGTACTGGGACAGGTTCCGGAAGATCGTCGATCGCAGCGGCGTCGCGCCCTGGGTCAGCCGTCGGGTGATGCCGCCGGCCTCGATCGGGGTGTAGACGTCGCGGCCGGACAGGTCCCAGCGGGTGGGCCACGTGGGGACCTCGCCGCGGAACCGGATGCCGTCGCTGGTGACGTATCCGGGGGCGACGACCGTCCATGTCCGGTACGTGTCGGAGAAGCTGGTGGTCTCGGCGTCCAGGCCGGTGAAGTCCGGGTCCGCGACGATGGTGCCGGCGATGCCGTTGCGGACCTGCGCCCGGTACACCCGGCCGGCGAGCTTCTCGTCGCCGCTGATGACGACCGTGCCGGCGTTGGCCGAACCGACCTCGAGGGCGGCGGTGCCCGAGAAGATGCTGACGACCCCGGCGGTGGTGATGACCGCGCCGAGCTGGGTCGTGGCAGTGGTGACCGAGTCGCCGGTGTAGAAGGTGACGGTGTGGTTGCCGGCGTTCGAGACGTCCAGGACCGCGCGGACGGCCAGGCGTCGGGTCGTGCTCGGTACCGCCGCGGTGGACGTCGCCGTCTCGTAGGGGAATGTCCCGGCGGCGCTCCAGCCGAACTCGAGCTCGCCCGCGTCGGTGAGGCTCAGGTACCAGGAGCGCTGGTTGCCGGTGAGCAGTGTCTTCGACATGACGTTCTGCGTCGTCGCCGGTCGCCACGTCTCGGGCTCGATGTCCGCGCGGACGTCGATGTCGCCGGTGATGTCCAGGGCGGCGGCGTCCGGTGTGGTGGCGTAGCCCTCCCGGTCGAGCCGCAGGTGGACGGGGAAGCCGGCCATCGACTGGCGGATCGGGGTGTTGCGGCCCAGCAGCCCGAAGTACGGGCTGGCGGGGTTGCGGTTGGAGAACCGGCCGTCGCGGTTGTTCAGAGTCAGGCCGAGACGCGACGGGCTGATGTCGCCCTGTTCGTCGGAGCGGCCCCGGCCGATCTCGACGCCGGTGGCGTAGCGGACGTAGTTGCTGACGTCTTCCCACGCGCCGTCGATGTAGAGCTCGGTGCGGGGGTCGAACAGCGTCATGCTGCGGCGCCCCGGGGTCCCAGAAGCCTCTGTGCGCTGCCGCGGCCGGCGGTCCGGACCTCGTACTGCAGGCCGGAGACGAGCGCCCTCATCAGCGCGTTGTCGGCGCCGGGCGCGAGCCGCAGGATGATCTCGGCTGGGCCACCCGCGCCGATGCCTCCGGCGCGGTCGAGGGGGATGACGGCCTCGTCGCGGCCGCCCTCACCGAGCACGGCCAGGCGGCCGCCTGGCGTGGCCGGCACGATTCCACCCTGGGCCAGGTACGCGATCTGTCTCGTGCGGAACGTCGCCGAGGGGATGCTCTGACCCAGGAAGGAGCCGCCGCCGATGGTGAAGCTCAGGTTGTTCCACTTCGAGATCAGCCAGTTGACCGCGGACTTGAACGAGGTCTTGATCCCGTTCCACATGCCCGATGCCGCCCGCGAGATCCGCCTGGGAAGGCCGCTGAACCAGGACGCCAGGGCGTTCCACTTGTTGACGATCCAGTCCTTCGCGGCGCCGGCGGCGTTCTTCACCGCGGCCCACCACCGTGGGGCGTTGTCCCCCACCCACTTGATCGCCGCGCCGATGCGCTTCACCTGGTCGACCAGGACCCGGATGGTGAAGATCGACCCCTGTAGCGAGATTTTCAGGGCCGTGAAGACGGGGCCGACGATCGGCATGATCTGGCGGAACAGCGACATGATCTCGCCGCCCCAGTTCTTGAGGTCTCCGACGAAGTCGCCGATCTTCTTCTGGTTCTCCGGGTTCTTGAACCAGGCCGCGACGGAGTCGAGGGTGTTCGCCAGGCCCTTCCAGGCGTTCGTGCCGCCCTTGACCTTGTCGCCGAAGATCGCGCCCAGCACCGAGCCGGCGATCGACCCGATCGCGCGGAGCATCCGGAACGTGTCGTGCAGGACGTCGGCGGCCGAGCGGAAGAACCGGGACAGCTTGCTGTTCTCGCCACCCTCGGACAGCTTGTCGATCTTCGCCGAGAAGCTGGTGAGCAGGCCGGCGACCTCGGTGCCGATCGCCTCGACGAACGGCGCGCTGGCCTTGGCGAGCTGGCCGAAGGCCTTCGTCAGCGGGCCGGCGGCGACGTTACCGACCTTGTCCAGTGCCGACCTGACGGCCTCGACGCCGGCGGCCACGTTGGTGATGAACTCGGGCTTGCTGGCGGTGTCCATGAACCGCTTGGCGATGCCGTTGAAGGTGGTCGCCATGGCGCCCAGCGACCGGTGCAGCTGCGGCAGCCACGCCGTGGCGAGGGTCCGCAGGCGATCGCCGAGGCCCGCGAACAGCCGCTCCTGGACGTCGAGCTGCAGGCGCTTGAACGCCGGCTGCAGCTCCTTGAGGACGTTGAGGAACTCGCGCGCCGAGGCGGCGATCTTCGGTGTGATCGGGCCGCCGCCACCGCCACCGCCCTGGGGCGCGTTGAGCGCCTTGCGGGCGTCGGCCAGGCGCTGCGTCGCCTCGGTCTCGGCGTCACGGGCATCGGCGACTCGGCGGACCGCCAGAGCGCGCTGATCCTCGGCGTCCTTGACCCGCTGGACCGCGTCCTTCTCCCGCTCCCTCGCGGCCTGCACGAGGTCGGAGTCCTCGAGGGCGGTGCTCGCCGCCTTGGCCTGCTCGTCGCCGAGTTCCTTCGCACGGAGCCGGCTGTTCTCCAGCGTCAGCTGCGCCCGCCGGTACGCCCGGTCGAGGTCGTCGACCTCCTCTGGGCCGGCGCCGTTCGCCCGGGCCGCGGCCAGCTCCTCCTCGGCCTGCTGGACGGCATCGACCGCATCCTCGACGTCGAGGATCGACGCCTGCATGTCCCGGGCCAGTTCGCCGCGGCGGCGCCGCTCTTCTGCGACCGCGTCGGCGACGGCGAGGGTCGCCCGGCGGGCGTCCTCCTGCGCCTCGGCGACGGCCCGCTCCGCCTTCGTGACCTGCTTGACCGCGTCGGCGGTGTCGCGGTGGGCGCGGGTGACCTGCTTGCCGGCCTGCTCCACCGCGCGGTGCGCGGCCGTCATGTCCCGGGCCGCGCCGGCTGCGCCGCCGGTGGCGGTGGTCATGGCCTTCCAGTTCTCGGACAGACCCATCACGCCGAGCTTCAGCGTCGCCAGCGCCGCGGCGGCGCCGGCGACGATCGCCGGCAGGGAGCCGATCGCGCCGCCGGCCAGATACGCGGCCGGGCCCAGTGCGGCCAGCCCGGCGGCGGCAGCGGCAGCCGCCGGGATCAGGTTCCACACGTTCGTGGTGAGGTTCGTCAGCGCCGACCCAGCCGACGACATCCCGGACGCCAGCGCCCCTGACGCGGCGTCGCCGAGCCGGGCCAGTGCCGCGCCGGCGCGGCTTCCGCGGTCTTCCGTGCGGCCGATCTCGTCGTTGGCCCGCGCCACCTCGTCGCGCACCGACCGGAGCTGGGTCAGCAGGGACCGGTCGCGCTTGATCCGCGCGAAGATCTCCTTGTTGCCGGTCGCGGCGAACTCCGCGTTCAGCGCGGCGAGGGACCGCTCCACGTCGTGGATCTCGCGGTCGAGGCGCTCGGTGGACTGCGTCGCCTTCCGGGTCGCCTGCTCCGCCTGCTGCCCGGCCGACCGGAACAGCGCCGCGGTCCGGCTCAGCGCGGTACCGACGCGCTCGCGGCCGAGGACGTTGAAGACCAGGGAGGTGTCCGACACGGGTCAGCCCTCCTCGGCGGGTTGGTTATGGCGGTCCAGCCAGGAACACAGCTCGAGGAAGTCGCCGACGGTGAGCAGCGGGATCTCCCAGGGGCGGATGTGCAGCTGGCTCGCGAAGAGGCCGAGGTTGCGCTCGCGCAGCGACCTCAGTCGGCTTTTCCCACCGGCTCCGTCTCGGCGGCACCCTCAGCTGTTTCGGCGTTGCCGTGCTCGCGCAGCAGCGCGTCGGTCAGCTCGACCTGCAGCCGCCGGCCGGCGGCGTCCAGCTCGGACAGCACTTCGTCGCTGAGGCCGGTGCGGTCGGTGCGGTCGAGCCTGTCGGCCAGGTCGCGGAGCTCGGACGAGGAGAATTCGACGGTCAGCTCCCCCATCCGGAACCGCGGGGTGTCCTCGAACCGCAGCTTCGGGTGCACCTGGCGGGTGAGGTACCAGAGCAGCACTCGGCGCGGGCGCGCCTGACCGGACTTGAGGCCGTCTACGAACTGGTCCCATTCGCCGCCGTAGTGCTTCTCGATCAGCTCGGCGTCGTCCTCGAACACGTCCTCGGGCGTGAAGTCCCAGGTCTGCGGGTCGCCGTCCTTGGGCTTGTACTGCACGAACACGGCTATCCCCTTCCGGCCCGGCGGGCGATCCGCTGGGACATGTCCTCGACCGCGCGCGCGACCGCCTCACGCATCTCGTCGCGGCGCTCCTGCAGCGGCCGGTCGAAGTAGCCGGGCGCGCCGCGCTGGGTGACCCAGCGGTCCCGGTTGCCGAACAGCGGGTGGCGGAAGCTGTCGGCGTTGAGCCGCTTCGGCGCATTGCGGAACCCGCGGATCTGCGGCGTCCGGCCAATCGAGACCCGCACGCCGGCGCGGCTGCCCGTAGCCCGAGTCGCGATCCGGACCCGGCTGGCGATGGTGGTGCGCAGCGCCGGGGTGGCGCTGCCGTGGCCGCCCATCGCCATGACGCCGGCCCGGATGACCGGGATCGCCGGGGCGACGGCGGCCCGCAGGTTGGCGGTCATCTCCTTGCGGAGCTGCTTGCCGTCGGCCTCGTATGTCAGCGCCGCGACGACCTCTTCGAGGCGGGCGGCCTCGAAGCTCATCTCGATCACGGCGCCGGCCGGTCAGGACTCGGCGCGGGTGACGGCACCGGAGGTCGGGAAGGTCACGGACAGCTCGTTGACGTCGCCGGGCGAGCCGGAGATCGGCGTCCAGCCGTTGATCAGCACCGACCCGGTGTACTTCGGGTTCGAGGTGCCGACGGCACTGGAGGTCGCCCGGACCTCGAACGCGACGATGGTCCCGAGCAGCGCCCACATCGTGTCGTCGAGGGCCGAGTCGGCGACATCGTTCTTGAACGTGATCGCGATGCTGCCCGACTTGAGACCGCCGAGGACTTCCTTCCAGCCCGCACTGGTGAAGACCGTGACGTCCTTCTCCTCGACCTCTACGGCGACCTCGACCTTGGAGGTCCAGGACGAGCGGTCGACCGAGTTCAATCCGAGGTAGGTGCTGGTGAGAACCATCTTGGCCACGACAGGCCCCTTTCAGGCGCACGACGAATAGCCCGGGCACCGAGGGAGCCGGGTGGAAGGTGGGGCGAGGGCTAGGAGACCGCGATGCCTGCGGCGGCGGCGAACAGGAACGACGGGTCGGTGCCGGAGATCGTGTAGTTCACGCGCCAGAACTGGTCGGTGACCGGGCCGACGATCCGCGTGACCTGGCCGCCGGGAGCGGTCGCCGCAGTGAAAGTCGCCCTGGTCGTCGGGGAGCCGAACCCGACGAGGGACGCCGACTGGATCGCGACCGTCAGGGACGGCGTGGTGCCGGCCGCGGACACGACGTGCAGCGCCACGTACAGGCTCTGCCCGGTCGCGAGAGCGCCCAGCTGGGTGATCGTGCCGGTGCCGGTGGTGGTCCGGGCCGTGCCGACCGGGTGGATGACCTTCCCGCGCGCGAGGGGCCACGTCGATGCGGCCTGGCCGGCATACGGGGCGACCTCGCCGACCTGGTCCAGCAGGGTGTAACTCGTCCGCAGCGCAGAGAGGACGTAGGCGAGGCTGCCGTCGGTGGCGGCGAGGGGGCAGATCGTCCATGGGCCGATCGCGCCGAGCGTGGCGAACTGGTCGTTGTCGACCTTGCTGGCGTCGCCTGCCTCCCAGAAGCCGGAGGCCTGCGCCTTCGCGGAGCCGAGGCCGGCCACGACCTCTTTCCAGAGTTCGCCGTTGGCGTCGACGGAGCCGAAGGTCGTGGTGTCCTTCTCCTCGAACTCCGCCGACAGCTCGACCTTGTTGGACTGGCCGGTCAGGTCGACGCCGCCGGCGAACAGCCGCACGTTCTTCAGGATGTGCTTGGCCACGCCTATGCCTCCGGTTCGCCGATGACGTGCACGACCAGCTCGGCGCCGTAGTAGTACTCGCCGCCGTGGTCGAAGAAGCCGTAGTTCCTGGCCGACCGGACGTGCAGGTCGGAGATGACTCCGCCGAGGGTCTGGGCGACGCCCGGGGTTCCCTCGAGGGCGAGCTTCACGCTCTTGTCGCCGCGACTCAGGTAGTCGTCGAGCAGGACCTGGCCGTCGGCGTCGTCGGCCTTGGAGACCAGGACTCGGCAGATCCAGTTGTCCATGTCGTCGGTGCCGCCGAACGTCACGTCGTAGGTGATCGTCGGCCCGGTGCTGTAGAAGCACGGCACCTCGACGGCCGCCGGGACGAACGCGTAGCAGTTCAACTCCGGCACGGCGGCCTGGACCACCGTGGCCATGCCGGCCCGGATCGGCGCGAGGTCCACGGTCAGCCCTGCGGCTCGACGGTGGGCTCGGCCGCGGCGGGCTGGTCGACGTCCTCGTCGACGTGGCCGAGCCAGAACCGGATGTCGACGTCGAGCTGGGCGACCCGTGCGGGATCCTGCGCGGCGGCCCGCTCCGCGCGAATCCTGGCCAGGGTCTCGTGGGCGATGATCTGCTGCCGGACGTCGCCGCCTCGCTCCCGCAGGCCCGCGATCAGGCTCTCGGTGGTTCGCGGCGGGTCGGGCTTGGGCGCGACTTTGGGCACGGTGCCTCCTCAGGCAACCAGGGGGATCATGAACGGGGCGATCAGTGCCTCGACGTCGGGATCCATCCGCGACACCCGGATAGCGCCCCACTCGGCGTTGCCGAGCACGCCCTGAGGGGAGTCCTTGCGGCGGTACAGGCGCGACGCGAGCAGCGTGTTGGCCTGGGTGATGTCGTCAGGGACGGCCGGCCAGCCCCACCGTGCGGTGATCCGGACCTTGCCGGTGTACGGGATCCAGGCGCCGGGGGCGCGGATCCGATTCCAGGGCTGGCCGTAGCTGTCCGCGTTGTCCGGGCCGGCCTCCTGCGTGGCCACCGCGGTCCACGTGCCGCCGATGCCGGTCGCGGTCTCCACGATCAGACCAGCGGTGGTGGCGAAGTCGTCGACGCGCAGCACGGCGTCGGACCCGTCGCACGACACCCGGCGACCAGGTCGGAAGACGCGCGCCGTGGCTGCCAGGTCGGCGTAGAAGCGGCGACCGCAGCGCCGGTCGATCCACCGCGCCCCGGCGATGATCGCAGCCGAGATCAGATCGTCGCGGTCGTCGTCGGTGGTCTTGCCCAGCGCGGCCTTGACGGTGGTGATGTCGGTGTAGGCCGGCGGGGCCGGGTCGGCGACCGTGAACGCGAAGGTCACCAGATCGGTGACGGCGCCGGTCACCATCCACGCACCGGACCAGCCGCCGACCTGGTCGGGGATGACGGTGTCCGCGACATACCGGCCGGTGCTCGGATTGGTCAGCGAGGGCGTCGAGGTGGTGCCGTCGGGTGCGGTCACCGTCAGGACGACGGTTGCGGCCGTGAGCTCGTTGTCGCGGTCGTAGACCAGGTGCTCCAGGTTGACGCCGTCACCGAGGTCGTACGTGGTCACAGCGGGCCCCCAAAGGGTCTAGGTGGTCAGGGGCTGATCCCGGGAGACCGTGACGGTCACTCGGTTGCGCGTGACCGTGGTGACGACCCGCTCGCGGGTGACTGTGACCAGCGGCCGCGTCGGGGACGACGTCAGGCCGCCCGGCGTGACGACCGTGGCGGTGGCGGTGAGCGCGCCAACTCCGGCGACTGTGCCAGCGGCGGCGCGGGTGGCGGTTGCGCTGAGGGTCAGGTCGGCGGTGCCCGCCAGCAATGCGGTTCCCGGCCGGGTAGCGGCGGGTGCGGCGGCGAGTGAGCCCGCGCCTGCCAGGGCGGCGTCGGCGACCCGGACCGGCTCTCCGGTCACGGCCAGGGCGGCTGTCCCGGCGAGCGCAGCGGTCGTGCTGCGTGCTACGTCCGAAGCGGCCGTCAGGGCGCCCGTGCCGGGCGCGGTGGCGGAGCCGTCTCTGGCGGCCGCCGCCGTCGCGGCGAGGCTGCCAGTGCCAGCAGCGGTAGCGGTGCCGGATCGCTCGGCCGTCGCCGTGGGGGTCAGGCTGCCGGTGCCGTCGAGCGACGCCGTGCCGTCCTGGGTGGCCGGGCCGCCACCGCCGCCATTGTGGGTGGCGACGAGTACCGGGTGGCCGTAGCCGAGGCCAGGCACGCTCTCCGTCGAGACCGCGGTGCCCGTCAGGGCCGTCTGGTTCCCGCCGCCGCCGGTCCAGTCGACAACGTCCTGGGTCGTCGACTCCTGATCCAGGACCCACAGAGACGTCGCGCCGAGGGAGGTCCATGAAGTGAGCGAGAACGGCAGCTCCTCGACCTGCGCATCGGTCAGGACCTTGTTAGCGAAAAACCCCAGCGCTGCGATGTCGCCGGTGAAACGAACGGATCCGGAAGCATCCCTGCCGATGTAAACCGGATTTCCGACACTCCAGTCGGCCATTGAGGAACTGGCATTCTCATGCGTCCATGTATCCGTTTCATACGAATACTTGTGCATGCGAGGGGTCTGTGACCCCGACGCCTTCATCGCCGCTAGGAGTACATACCCCTCGCCAGGGGCCGCCCCCACGGTCGGCCCCGCGCGATCCGCGAAGCCGTTCACCACCCAGAGCCGGTCGAGATAGAAATAGGCGCTGAAGTTCGGGAGACCGACTGCATCGAATAGCCAACTGTCCGAGGCGGTGACTCGCAATACGACAGCAAAGCCGCCGTACCCTGTCGTCGCCGATGCCCCCGGTGCGCACCGGACATTCGAACTGCCGTCGAAGTACCGCGCCACAGTCAGCCACCCCCAGCTAGGTGGTGGTGTATGTGATCGCTACTCCGACGACTTCTGCGTCGCCGGTCGCCGTGTCCGACCCGTCCGCCGTCGCCCGGGCCAGGCGCACCACCACGAAGTCGCCTGCCGCGACTGAGTCCGCGTTCGTCAGGGTGACCGAGGTGTCCAGCATGTAACCAGCTGTCCCTGGCGCCGTTCCTGAGGCGGTGTTCGCCGACCCGAAGACCTTCGCATCCACATCAGTGCTGTCACCGGTCGTCACAGCAGCGATCCGGACGTCCCAGACGACACCGCCCGAAGTCGCCGACGCGGCCTTCCACTGCACGACCGCGACCGGCGCTGAGGCGTAGTCGGCGGGCATCCGGAACTGCCACGTACACCACTCTTCCGAGCTGGTGTCGAAGGCGAGTTGCAAGAAGTAGACGCCGGGCGCTGTGCCTGAGGACTTCACCCTTTGCATCGCCGGGGCGAGGTTGGATGCGGTGCCGTCCGGCAGGATGGCCGCTCCGGGTGTCAGCAGGATGCTCCCGGTGGCCATGTCAGGCCGCCAGCGCGCCCTGCGTCGCCGTGACGGTGACGTTCAGGGTGTCGCCGTTCGTCATCGGCTTCGACGCCGCCAGAGCCGCCGACGCGATGAAGTTTCCGGACGAGGATGCGTCCCACACCGACACGTGGCTGATCGTCTCCGACCCGGCCGACCAGGTCGACCAGGTCACCGCCGACGCCGCCGACGACCCGGCGGACGGGGCCGCGAACGTCAGCGCCTTCCTCGTCGTCTCCGCCGACGCGTTCGACGTGCCGGCGGACCCGGGGTCGCCGGTGTGGAGCTTGAGGTACGGGTTGAACCCGGTGTAGCTGGTGTTCCGCAGCACGTTCAAGATCGCGTGTGCGTGGGCGGTGGACTGGCCGACCGTCATCGGTCCTCCTCGTCGTCAGTGGGATCGCCGGGGATGACCTCGGCCTCGGCGGTCAGGGTGAGAACTCCCTCGGCAGCAGCCGCAGCCCCGCGCGTCACGGCGGCGTCAGCGTCGAGGTTCATCACGCCGCCGAGATGGTGGTCGTTCGGACTGGTCATGCCGCACACACCCTCAGGCAGCGGGCCACGCCGTCGGCGAGCGTCACCGTCGGCTTGTAGTACTGGTGGAACCGCGCCGGGTCGCCGACCCGGTACGCGACACCCGCCGGCTTATCGGTGAGGTACTGGAACGTCGGCTGGTGGCCGACCTGGTCGCAGGCGATGTGAGCCAGCTCGGCCATCGACCAGCCGACACCAGTGCACAGGTTGACCGGCTCCTCGGTGCCCGACTCGGCGACGGCGAGCATGCCGGCCACGACGTCGTCGATGTGGATCCAGTCCCGCACCTGGTTGCCGTCGCCCCAGATGACGAACGGGTCCTCCCGGCGGCGCGCCCGCTCGACGAGCGCCCGGAACGGGAAGAGCTCGGCCTGGTCCTCGCCGTAGCCGGAGAACGGCCGGACCACGGTGACCGGCAGCCCAGCCTTGCGCGCGGCCCGGGCCAGGCGCTCGCCGGTGAGCTTCGTCCAGCCGTAGTCACTGTCCGGCTCCATGGCATCCGCGAGGTCGATGCGGCGTTCCCGGAGGACCTCGTGAATCAGGGTGCCGTCCTGGTAGGCGATCGGGTAGGCGGCGCTCGACGACAGGTAGAGCACCCGGCCCTGACCGGTTCGGACCGCCCAGTCGAACATCGCCGCGTCGAGCTGCAGATTGCGGGCGAAGTGCTGCGGCTCGCCGTCGATCGCGGCCCGGTGCGGCGACGACGCTGCGGCGTGGACCACCAGGTCGTATCGAAGGTCCTGGCGGAACTGGTCGAGCGCGTCGCGTCCCTCGACGATGTCCCAGTAGTTCACCTCGTACCCGCGGCGCACGAGTTCGGCCACCGTGTGCCGCCCGACGAAACCGGCCGAGCCGGTCACCAGCGCTCTCACGTGCACGCCCAGATACCGAAGCAGTAGTCGCCCTGCGCGGGTCGCAGGTCCAGCGCCAGGAAGACGCTCACGGTGAACCCAGCCTCAGCGAGCATGCCGTCCACCTCCGCCCGGTCCCACGCCCAGTAGTGCTCCGGGTTGGAGTCCTCCCACGCCTCGATCGGCGTGGACAACAGCAGCCGCGACGTCTTCGCGCGGATTTTCTTCAGCACCAGGTCCGGGTCGTCGAGGTGCTCGAGGGTCTCGGCGCAGACGAACAGGTCCACGTCCGGGATCTGCTCGATCGTGGCCTCGACCGGCCCGGTGATCGGCCAGCCGGGGGCGAAGTCGCCGAAGATGCGGGTCTGCAGCGGGATCGCGCCGAGCAGGGCGCCGTCACCGCAGGACAGGTCCGCCCCGGTCTCGACGTCCTTGAGGATCGCCTTGGCGAGCATCGCGGAGAACGAGACCCGCATCCGGTGGTCGATCCAGCCCGCATGCTGGTGCGGCACCCGGTAGATGTCCGCCAGCGCCTGCGGCGAGTGCGCCGGCCGCAGCCGGGCCCTCACTTCGCCGCCGCCATGAGCACCTGGAACGGCCCGACGGCCTCGTGCCGGACGATCCGCCACCCGGCCGCGCGGAACATGGCCGCGTAGCCGTCGAAGTCCCACGCCCACGTGTGGAACTCGTAGTGGGCGCCCGGCCGCTCGGTGTGCGGCGACGACGCCACCACCGCCCGGCAGTTGCCGCGGATCGTCGCCACGAGGGCGTGCGGGTCGACCAGGTGCTCGAGCATCTCCGTGGCTACGGCGATCTGGCCCCACTCGACCGGGTCGGACAGGACGTCGGCCAGCCGGACGTCCACGCCGCGGTCCTTGGCGGCCTGCGCGGCCGCCGGGGCGAGGTCGTAGCCCCACGCCTTCAGCCGCGGCCCGAGCAGCGACAGCATCCCGCCATCACCGGCGCCGAGGTCCACCGCGGTGGACAGGCCGTAGGAGTAGGCGGCCTGCGCCACCATCAGCGACGACTTGACCAGCCGGGGCCGGTGGTGGGGGTCTTCCAGGTGCGCGGCGTTGTCCCGGCCCTCGTACCACTGCGCGGTGGTGTACTCCGGGATCGTCCCGGCCTCGAACAGTCGCCACTCACCCACGGGAACGCTCGCCGTCGTCGGCCCGCGGGTAGGTCCGGAAGATCATTTCCCAGCCGGTGCCGACGCCCGGAGTCTCGGTGATCTGGACCTGGACGGGCTCGCTCCACTCGCCGTTCATCTGCTTGATCAGCTCTGGGCTGACCAGCACGGTCACGCTCGGATTCTCGATCATCGCAGCGCCCGCACCTTCGCCACGTCCTCGGCGAACCGCGTCCGGACGTACTCGGCGAACGCCTCCTCGTCGGCCCGGTAGACCGCACGGTCGTTGACCCGGACGTAGCCGGCGTCCCACTGCGCCTTGCCGGCCAGCGGGTGCCGGTGCTCGACGATGACGTCCGGCAGGTAGCGGATGCATTCGGCGGCCTGACCGAGGGACAGCCAGAAGTTGTCGACGTACATGTGCCGCAGCTGCGGCGGGGCCATGTACCCGAGCGCCTGGACGATGTCTGAGGTCATCGCACACTGGGTGGGCAGCCGCTCACCCTGGAGCAGGTCGTTGCCGTAGGCGATGCCGGTGCCCAGATCCTTGAGCGCGTCGAGGTACGCCTGATCCCAGCCAAGGGTGCGCGGGCAGTGGTCGTCGCCCATGAACCCGATGGCGAACGGAGGTTCGTCGAGCAGGGTCTGGCCGACGGCCGCGCTGTTCAGCGCCTCAACCATCGTGGCGTTGCCGCCGACGTGGACGTGGACCCCATCGTTGCTGATGAGCCGGCCGTAGTCGCTGGGATCGTCCTCGTCGACAGCGAACACCAGCGCCGTGTCGGCGGTGCAGGTGTCCGCGAACGCCCGCGCCAGGGCCGCCGCCGCCTCGGGCCGGCCGCGCGACGGGACGATGACGACAAGATCGGTCACGTGCCGGACCGCCTGCCGCGGGTCGCTCGCTCCTCGGCCACCGCCGCCGCGCCGGTCGCCTCCTTGGTGAACATGTCCGGGTTCGCCTTCACCAGCGAGTCGGAGGTGTCGTAGACATCCCCGGCGCCGATCCACACCGACTGGCCACCGTGGCCGACGAACTGGTTCACCGTCGCGTAGACCTTGCTCATGCCGCACTCACCTCGGGATGCATCGGGGACAGATAGCCCCGTTCGGCCAGGTAGCCGTCCACGGTCAGCACGCGCTGCTTGACGTGCCCGAGCTGGACGGCGGTGTTCACGTACACGGGGATGCCGAGCAGGCCGGCGCGCCAGCAGAAGCCGATGTCCTCGCTGACCGGGCGCCCGTCGTGCTCGAGCTCCTGGAACCAGGGGTAGGCGTCGTTGAAGCCGGACTTCCCCGGCCGCGACGGGTGCTGGAAGTCGCGCATCTTCTCGAACACGCTCCGGTGCACCAGCAGGGCGGCGGCGCCGGTCGCGGCGATCTGCATCATCGCGTCGGGCGGCCACTCGTGGTAGCGGACCACCTGCGGGTTAGCCTCGTCGCCGACGAAGCCGTACAGGGTGGGCTGCACCTGGCCCTCGCCGTCGAAGCCGAAGCACAGTCCGCCGACGATCGGGGCCTTCTCCGGGTCGGCGTGCTCCAGGAGCCGCTCGAGCAGATCCGGCATGAAGATCATGTCGGTGTCGACCATGAGGAGCCAGTCGGCCGTGTGCGCCAGGAACTTGCGCACCATCTCGTTGCGCGGACCGGCCAGATTGCAGCCGGCGCGGATCGGCAGCATGCCGCCGCCGTCGATCATCCGCTTCGGGCCGGCGAAGTCGTACATCTGCAGGTAGAGCAGCGACTCCATGAAGTCGGCCTTGACGTCGGCCGGCGAGCAGTAGCCGATCACGACCTTCTCGGATTCGGGTCTCATGTCCTTCTCCTGGATAGGCGGAAGGCCCCGAGCCAGGAGAGTCTCGGGGCCTTCCTTCCCCCGGGGGCGACCTGGGGGCGTTGATGTCGGGTGGTGCCTAGTTCGTCAGCCGGAGCTGCCCGCTACGCCGCTCCTGGCGGCGCGCACGCTGCTCGGCCACCACGAGGTCGGGATAGATGTCGAGCACCCAGTTGACGAGGTCCTCGGGGCGCTGACCGCACGGCTGCGGCTTCACCCAGAGTTCGAGGTTCTCCGGCCGGTTGTCCGACCTGCGGCCGTTCTTGTGGTGCACGTTCTCGAACGGGAACAGCTCTCGGCCGAGCAGCTGTTCCATGACGAGGCGGTGCTCCAAGACCTTGCGGCCGTCGATCGAGAGTTGCATGTAGCCGTTGCGGTCGAGGTGCCCCTCACCGGCCGCCCGACGTCGGGCGGCGGCCTCGCCCGGCTCGCCGTGGCTACGTACTCGACTCAGGTGACGGTGACAGAGTCCGTTGGCCCGACTTGGCCGGTCGCACCCCGGAACGGAGCACTCCGGCTTCTTGAGCTCACCGGACTCGTATGCGCGCCACAGATGCATCTGACACAGGCCGTGGCCGTAGATCAGGCGCTCGCAGTCCTCCCGCGAGCAGATCTCGCCGCCGAAGTCTCCGAGCCGCTTGTGCTTGTGGTAGCAGGGGCGGCAGTAGCCGCGAGCCCCGTTCGGGTACCGGTCACAGCCCGGCTCGATGCACGCCGCGTCCGTGGTACGCGTTCTGTCCGACGAGGGCTTGCGGCATTCTTCGCTGCAGTACTGCCTACGGCGACCGACCTTGGCCGGCGGAATCTCCTTGCCGCATCGAACGCACTCCCGATCGGGAGCAGTTACCTTGCGGCGGTCTTGGCGGTAGTGAGGTTGACATAGACCCTTGCTGTGAACTGGCTTTTCGCACTCGTCAACCGAGCACGTGGACAGTGGGGGAAGATCTTCCATGGCCCCACTGTACCACGTTTCGGTTTCGCTGCCTTAGGCGAGTGCAGTGGCTGCTGCCACCTGATTCAACTGTAGGAGCCTGAAAGCAGCCGGATCGACTACGTCTGCACCCACGCGCCAGAAGGCATACCAGCCAGCCTGGCCAGTCGGGCGGTTGTTGCCCGTCGAGCGGATCAGCGGGTCGTAGAGCACCGACATGCCGACCCGGTCGACGATGTAGTACTCGGCGAAGTTGCCGGCCAGCAGGATGTTCGCCCCGGTCGACACGACGCCGGTCATCGTGGAGCACTCGTACTGGTTCTGGCCGAGCAGCTGGTTGGGCACGCCCATACCGAGGTTCGCCCAGAAGCTGCCGCCGCCGGAGGTGTCGAACCGCCGGATCAGGCTGAAGATCTTCTTGTTGCCGATCCAGGACGCCTGCGACGCGTCGCGCGGGCGCAGCGCGTCGGAGGTGTTGTAGACGTCACCGACGGCGAACGCGTTCGTCGCCGCCGCGGTCACGATCGACGCGGTCACCGCGGCGACGGCCGCGACGACACCACGCGGGATGGTGGCGCCGGTGTTCGCCGTGGCGAACGCGGCCTCCTCCAGGCGCACCTTGGCGTCGGCGAGCAGCCGGGCCAGCTCCGACGCGAAGCCCGAGTCGGCGAGGACCTCGTAGGAACCGAACACCCAGGCGTCGGCCTTCTTCGGCGTGATGACCGGCTGCCCGAAGGTCGGGGTGGCGTCCCCGGTCTCCACGCCCTCACCGGTCCATGCCGCGCTGACGCCAGCGGAGGTGACGCCGTTCCAGGTGTCCGTGGCGATGGTCTTGACGGTGGAGATGGAGCGCAGCGGCCCCGCGATGCCCGAGTTGGTGAGGATCACGGTCGGGTCGAGCGTGAACGGCACCAGGTAGCCGCCGTTCGCGTCGGTCAGGCTCAGCGCGGCACGCATCGACTCACCAACCCGGTAGCCGCGCGACTTGACGTAGTCGCGGAACTCCTCGTGGTAGATCGGCGAGCCGGTGAGCAGCATGTGCCGGGCGATCAGCGGTGCGTGGACGTTGTCCAGCTCGAGCAGCTCGGTGAGCCGCTCCTTCGCCGCGTCGTTGACGTGCCGCGGAGCCCGCTCCACCGCGGCGTGCGCGCGGGAGATGACGTCCTCGACGTCCATCGAACCGCGCCCGATCAGCGACCGGTGCAGCTCGTCGGTGTTGTCGTAGGGGTCGACGCGGGTCATCACCTCCGGGCCGCGACGGTCACTCTCGACCTGGGCCGGCCTCACCGACGCGCGCAGCACCTCGGCGACCTGCTCCTCCCGCCCGAGCGCCTTGTCGTAGGCCTCCTTGCGGATCTTCCACTCGTCGAGCAGAGCCTCCGACCGCGACACCTCGTCGTCGGTCGGCTCCTCCAGCTCGTTGAGGTTGGTGATCTCGGCCCGGAGCGCTTCGAGCTCCGCGCCGATGACCTCGGACTGCTTCTTCATCGGGTGACTCCCAGGAAACTGGCCTCAGCGCGGAGGCGTGCGATTCGCTGCTGCCGGTCGGAGTGCCGATGTGGCGAGTCCGCGGCGCCGGGTCCCAGGTCGGGAGTGGCGTGGTCGCCGTCCGGGTCATGCTGAGTGGACGACGGGAGTGTTCGGGTGAGTTCGGCCAGCTGCCCGCTGATGGTCTCCAGCTGCGACCGCATGGCGAGAATGCCGGCGTCGGCGTATGCCGGCCGCGGGGTGGGCCCGTACTCGACGAGCCCGAGCTCGGTGCGGGTGACCGTCGGCAGGGCGCCGCCGCGGCTTCTCGGCACCCGGGTTGGCGTGGACCGGAAGATCTGGCCGCGGAAGCTGTAGCCCTTGATGTCGCCGTTTCGGATCGCCTCGAGGACCGAGTCGGACAGCTCGGACCGGTTGAAGCGGGTGACGGTGCGCAGGCCCTTGCCGTCGGCGGTGATGCTGACCGGGGAGCCGATGGGGACGCTTCCGACGCCTTCGGCGGGGGTGCCGTGCATGGTCATCGCGTGGTTGTAGAACACGCCGACCCGCTCGATGCCGTGGCTCAGGGTGCGGTTGAAAGCCGACCGGGAGATGACCTCCATGTAATGGCCGTGCTGGTCCTTGATCTCGCTCGGCACGTCGAAGACCGCCGCGTAGGCCTCGACGGTCCGGCCATCGCCGCCCTTCCCGGCACGGACGATCTCGATGTCGTCGAGCGCCCACGACCGGGCGTACGGAGCCGGTGCGGGCCGGGGCTCTTCCATGTCAGCCTCCCGGCTTGTCGGTGATGGCGAGCCGCCAGCCGGCGGCGATGAGTTCACGTGCCCGGGCCGCGTCGACGGTGACCGGGGGGTCGTTGGAGCCGGGCGGCTGCAGCTGCACGCTGTAGAGGCCCGAGTGGCGGCCGCGGAGGCGCGTCACGTCACCGGAGTCGACGAACTCGACGGCGGCATCCCATTGCGCGCCCGCGTCGGACAGGGTCCGAAGGGTCTGCGCGTCCTTGAAGCGGATGTCCGCCGCGTCGCGTTCGTCCTCACGGAGGAAGTCGACGTCGCGGGAGTCGTACCAAAGCCGCGAGGTCGCCGGGTCGGGCGGCGGAACGAGGGTCTCCAGGCTGCCGGCGGCGTTGCGCCACAGCGGCCGGAAGGTGATCTGCCCGACGGCGCGCTTCGCGGCCTGGAAATTCCCGGCGTTGAGGCTGGAGCCCTGCATGCCCTCGGACAGGGCGGCCACCACTGGGTGGACGCCGGCGGCCGCGGCGATCCGGGTCTCCCCCGCACCCTGGACGACCTTGAAGTCCATCTGCCGCATGTCCGCGCCAACGACCGTCACGTCCGCCCCGCCCGCCGTGTACAGCGTCTTGCCGGCGGATTCCGGGCCCTTGTGCTGGGCGTCCATCGCCTCGACGAACAGATCGAACTGCTCCGGCGTGATCTCCTTCGCCAGCGACACGGCGAGGTTCGGTGTGGCGGCGTTCTCGAACCACTTCTGCTTGTGCTTGGTCGCCGACGAGTCCGACTGAATCTCTCGCACCACCGGCGTCAGCCACGACATGCCCCGGTACTCGGCCAGCGGATCCGGCGACGGGGCGAAGTGCGCCACCTCGTCGGCAAGGAACACCTCGGGGTCGGTCTTCGGCTGGCCGTACATGCCGGCCTGGGCGTTCTTGCCGCCCTCGTAGTAGATGTAGCCGACCTTCTTGAACCCGACCTGGCCGCCGCCGGGCCCGTAGCGTGGCGCGAGGATGATGTCCACCCAGTCCGGCCGCATCCGCACCAGGTCGCCGTCGATGATCGTCCCGAACCAGTTCCCGGCGAAGTCGGCGTCGAGGATCATCCGGGCGAGCATGTCGCCGGTCGTCACGCCCGGTGCCGGGCGCTCGAGGATGGACAGGTCCTGGGTGCCGAACAGTTCCGCCGGCCGGCCGCCGCGTAGCGCCTGGAACTGGAATCGCGCCTCGGAGAACACCTTCAGCCGGACCATCTCGCACGCGTAGACGATGCCGTTGGCCCGGTAGGCGTTGTTCACGTACTCGGAGAAGCTGTCGCCGATCGGCTCGGCCGGCAGGTTGCCGTAGGTGGTGCGGTAGCCCATCGGGTCCTGCGGACCGCCGTGCTGCACGACCCACTGCAGGTAGTCCGACAGGGTGTATCGGGCGACCTCACCGCGGGGGCGGAAGGGCCTACGCAGGGCACTGATCAGGCCCACGGCACTCCTCCCGTCATCGCCACGCCACCATCGGCGCGGTCGGTAGTGGCCTGTGAACCCGTGGCGTGCAGTGCCCGAACAGAGCCAGCGACCCGGCCGCGATCGGCGCCACATCCGAGGTCAGGTCGTGCCGCTCCCACGCCCACGAGTTGCCGATCTTGCGTTTCACCGCGCCCGCGACCGCGTCCGTCATCGCCTGCTGGCCGAGGTGATGCACGGTCCGGCCGCCCGGGTCGGGGCCGGCGACGCCGTCGTAGAGCAACTGGCAGCCGGTCACCACGTCGGCCACGCCCGCCCGGTGCACGACCAGGCCGGCCGCCTCCGCCTCGTCAGCGACCGCCTTGTCGTCGATCACCATCACCGACGGAACGTGCGTGTCGAGCTGTCGGAGCCGGCCGACGATCCACGCGGTGCCCGGCCGGTAGTCGTCGCCGTCGAGTTCGTTGCCGGTCAGCTCGATGTGCCGGCCGCCGTCCTCACGCCTGCCCGCGGCGGCGATCGCCGAATAGGAGCGGTCCGGCGGCACGTACACGCCGATGGCCGGACGGCCGGCGATCTGGCTGGCCGGGTCGAGCATGGCCGTCCAGAACCGTTCGGCGATCACCCGGAATCCGAGCTGGGACGGCTTCGGCGGCCAGATGCCGAGAATCTCGCGGGCGAAGCCCTTGTTGGTCAGCACGTCACGCATGACCTGCACGTTTTCCTCGCGGACCCGACCGGACCGCATCGACGGCAGCGCCGCGAGCCAGGCGGCCTTGTCGTCGAGATCCATGTCGTCGATCTCGTCGAGGTTGCCGGCGAGCCCGTAGTCGAACCAGGCCAGCCGCTCCGCGACGCCCGCCTCGCCGCGATCGCGGACCGCCATCAGGATCTGCCCGGAGATCGCGTCCAGTGGCGGCGACGACGTGTACCAGACCTGCGCGTTGTCGACCGCGAGCATCGTCGGCATCGACGCTTCCATCTGCTCGTCGGTGAGCGCGTACGCCTCATCGAGCACGACCAGGTCGCCGGTGAAGCCGCGGCCCGCGTTCTTCGTCCGGGCCAGGCATTCCAGGACAGCGCCGTTGACCATCTCCAGGCCCTCTTTGCCGTTGGAGTTGATCACCTTCTTGACGCGGCGCCGCAGGTCGTCGGAGCCGTCGAACAGCCGGATCAGCCGCTTGAAGTGCTTCATCGACGTCTTCAGCTCGTGCGCGGTGTGCACGATCTGCTTCTCGCCGAACAGCACCAGCCCAGCCAGCTCCCGCGCCTCGAGGACGGAGCCCTTGCCCTGCTGACGGGCCACGACCAGGCCGACCTCGAACGCCGACCAGCGGCCGTCCGGTCGCTCACCCATCGCGTTGCGGAGCACGAACTGCTGCCACGGGTCGAGGATCAGGCCGGCCGACGCCGCCAAGTCGATGACCTCGTCGCCGGCGCTCGTGCTGAACCGCGGCACGTGGACCACCCGCGGCCGTTCGACAGCGGCCAGGTCGATGACGGTCATTCGCCCGCGGCCTTCCGGCGCCGATCCTCGCGCCGCTTGCCGATCTCGTCGGCCGGCGCCATCGCCGCGCCGGACGGGATGGCGTCGAGCTCGGCGAGGATCTGGCGCAGTTCCCGGATCAGTCCAGGGAGCGCGGCGTCAGCGACGCGGCCGTGGTTCTCGTTGTCGCACGAGCCGCGGTCCTCAAGGCGCTTGACCAGCTCATCACGTGCCGATTCGAGGATCTCGCGGCGGGCTTTCATCACTCACCGTCCCGTCGAGATCGCTCGGAGGGAGATTTAGGTGAC